CAGAACCTCTAAGATCTTGTAGTGTGATACGATCACCTTCTTCATAAGCTTTCTGGGTTTTCTTTAGCTGAGAAACCACATCAATTCTAATACCAGTACGAGAAACTAATCCACGCAGTTGTTTCATAATGTTATCTATTAGCAATCGTTCAGAAGAACCACCATCAAAGTCACTCTTATCATTCATTAGACCAGTAGCTGCGGCAGTAATATGATCTAATACAATCACATCTACACCCAAAGATACAGCCATGTATTCAATACGAGCACATAGGTTCTGTAGTCCATTGTTTCCTAAGTGATCATAGATATATAACTCAGTATTACCTAACTCTTTCTTAGCTTCAGCATACTCTTCATCACATAAATCATTAATAGTATCAATTTCAATAGGTTCTTTACCCATCTTTAATCGAAGCTCATTCATAATTTTAGTAGCACGAATAGCACGGACTGGTTTATTTATAAGTAATGATATCATATCATCAACAGTTTCTTGTGGAGATTCCTCTAGCATTATAGCACCAACAGATCTTCCTTCCTCTAAGTGATGAATAATTATCTCTCTTAGTATGGTTGATTTACCTGAGCCAGTACCTGAAGTCCATAGTGTAATCTCTCCACCTCTTTGACCTAATAAGAATGTATTAAGTGATTCAAAGGGGAATGGAAATACATTTATATCATTAGTACTATTAGTTACTACTGAAGATACATGTAGTATTTCATCTGGGCTATATCTTTGGGCTTCCCACATAGCTTGTACAATCTGTTTACTAGCACCGTTCAGAGAACATTCGTTAGCATCCTTGTAAGGTAGTATAGCTATCTTACATTTACCGGGCGCTAATACTTCAGCCACCTGTTGAGAAGCCTCTCGTCCTGGTTCATCCATATCAAACATAAGAATAACTTCTTCATATCCGTTAAGGAATTCTAAGTTATCTCTTACTGATTTAGCTGCACCAGCCGCACCATTTGGTAGGCTAACAACAGGCCACTTGTTATCCAAAAGTTGACTAACTGTCATGCAGTCATACTCTCCTTCTGTTATAACTATACGCTTGCCACCTCTATCTTTCCATAGATGTTGACCAAACATAGTAGGCTTGTGTGAGTCACCTCTCCACTGAAAAGCTTTGTTAGCTCCTCGTAACTTTTGTGCGACGACCTTACCATCTCGGTAGTAATTACTAATCTCTAAACGTTTACCGTCTTTGATTTGAGTATAATAATTATATAGTCTAGCTGTCTTTTCGTTAATCTTTCTATTGATCAACGGCTTGACTTCGCCACTCAAGAAGGTTAAATTCTTTGTTGTCATATGACACTCCTTGTTTTCATCCTGTGTGTTACCATGCTCGTAGTACTTACAAGCAAAGCAGTACTTATGACCATCGTCATATACTGCTAGGTTATCACAAGAGTTGTCCTGCCCACGACTAGCGCAGGCAGGACATTGTTCTTTGTTTATTACCGTAGACATTACTTACCCCCAAGGCATCTTATTCTTAAGCCATCCAAATAATGGACCGCCGATAAGAGCGCCTGCTGCAAATACTACTATGGTATAAAATACTGTTCCCAATAATTCATTCATTTTAATATCTCCTTAACTTTAATTTCATCGTCATTAATTATACGATACACGATTTTACCTGCCCATGCTAATGATACAGCACCCGTGGCTATCACTACAGGCAGAAAGAACCAACTAGCATACAGGGCTAGGGCATAATTTAATACTATAAAAAGAACACCGCCTATGATTGGGCGCCATCCTAAACGACCGCCAGTCAAAACGAGTAGAGCCATGCCACTTAAAGCACAAATCCCACCCAACCAGCTTAACATAGGACTACATCCAGCCACAGCCGTCGTTGATAAAGCAACTGTTGCTTGATCCATTGGACTGCTCGGTGTATTGGTAGGAAACCACGAGGCACACCCACTACAAAGTACTGCAGTAATCAACAGACTTAAATTTTTTATCATTGTTCTCTCCTTACTTTCTTTTCTAACTATCCTCATTCACCATCCCCGTCATCTATAATTGTTTGTCCACCCTCATCATCAAGAATAATTATTTTTGTTCCTTCAGTCATAACTTGCTAACTCCTATAGTAAAGTAACCATTAGAATCCACTGCAGCCCATTGTTTGACAGCATATACTTTAAGTATCTGCTTATCATCATCCCATAATTTACCGTTAAGTACATCAAAAATTGCCTTAAGGTAATTATCTATGTCAGCCCTAGGTGCCGCCAACTTAGTCTTCTTAGGTCGTTTAACATAAATTTCTACATCCACTGCTAATGATGATTCGAAAGGAATGAATCCATCCCCTAATACATCGGGCACTATGTCTATCATAGCAGTACGAAACTTTTTATAAGGCCCGGTGAAGTAGGCCCCATGTCGTGAAACACGGGGTCTACTTGCAGCCACAGGGCTAATAGGGAACGACCATTCCATTAGAATGGGATGTCGTCAGTTGCATCTGTGCCATCATCGGCAGTAGTTACAGTTGTAGTAGCCTTGTAAGTAGAGCCGTCGAAACCATCAGTAGCTTCGAAGCCTCCACCCTCACCACCCATTTCATTCTTCTCAATTATTTGACAACCATTAAGAAAGAAACTCATTGAGTTATCTCTTGTCAGTGTGATAGGAGCCAACCGTAGTCGAACCTTATCTCCACCATATGGAGTAGCCTCAGTAGCTTCAGCACTTGCGTCTCGGCAAGGGAATACTTTAATATCCTTCTTAACAAAGTTCTTAGACTTAGCTTTAAGCAAGGTAACGCCTTCATCATCAGTGCGAAGACCGTTAATCTTAGTAGCTCCAGCTTCTGCCATAGCTTTGTCAAGTTGTTTCTGAAGAGTATCATCAACAACAACAGTTATGTTATGGTTAGCTGAGTCCTCTCCGAATTTTACATCATGTGCATGTAGGTGTGACCACCTTACATCAAGTGTTTCCGTTGTAAACGGACGTACTTTATTCGCCATCATTATCTTCTCCTTTTGAATCAGATTTTTCTTTGCTATCAGCAGCTCGCTTAAGCATTTCTTCTAACGAGCTACGAATGCCGCTAGTAATTTGTTCTAATACTTTAGTTAACTCTGTTAAATACAAAGCAACCTCAGCACACGAGACATAAGATTGTCCCTGGTTTTCTTCAGAAGCTAGCTTCTCTTTAGATTTTTTAGCTTCTTCTTTCCATTCTTGATCAACATTAATTGCATCACTCATTAATCCATTACCTCCAAATAAGGTTTACCATTCTTAACAATACCTACGCCATTAACGGGCTTGCGTAGAAAGTTTCTACTATAATACATCAAAGGGTGATCTTTGTCAACCCCCCCAGGTACATTCATTCCGAATAATTTCTCTCCGGTAGGACCAGCGGTATAAAGTATACCAGCTGTTGAATGTACATGACCAGCTACTGCATTCTGCATCCTAGCCTTAGCTGTATTGAATGCAGGACACAAGCCACTGCTTGCACCAGTTCCGTGATAGTAATAAACATCATCAATGTGATGTTCATAATCCCAGTCCCATCCAGGTGTATCATATACATCGGGATAGTCTCTTAGATACATAGCAGGTATGCCGCTACTAGCAGCAAGTCTATGCACCCGTTCGTCATGATTACCTATACATACATAAGCATCGGGAAATGCTTTGTACCATTGTCGTAAGGACTTCATGGCTTTTGTGTATTCCTCAACAGCACCATCGCTATCAGGATTCTTTTGATGATAAGATATAGCATGATGATCTAATATATCACCTATAAACACAACCGTAGTTGTCTTATACTTTCTTTTCATCGATCGACAAAACTTTAAATAGTCCGATCGTTCGGCAGGTAGGTGTAAATCACCTATAACTAAAACATTAGCCATTGTTACCCTCCTCAAAAGGCAGGATAATATTTGCTTCGATATCCACGTTACCGGGAAGATTATTATCTTGCTCAAACTCTAAAACTAAATCATTCATAAACACTTTGTATAATAACTCTGAAGGAAAGACAAGAGTAATAAACTTCTTGCCTCGCATCTTAGCTAATTCACTACAGTGTTTAACACCTAGTTGTATGTCTCCTTCGCTCTCAATAAAGATATGCATCTTGCTTCTCCTTATGCAAAGAAGTATTCAGAATCTAAAACGTCAGCTATAATCAAAGCACCACGCTTGGGTACTTCAGGTAGCATAACACCTAGTTGATTCTGTACATCCTTCTTGAAATTTTCTAATGGATTATCATTATGAATTTTCAAGAACTCCTCTCTGAGTATATCTCTCATGTCATCTACAAAATTAGCATGACAGCCATAAGAATCGTGGATGAAACTTAGACTGAACACACTCATATGTAACAACCTAACTAATGTTAGGAACATGTGAGCAGCATCCAAACTGTGAATAAAATTCGGCGCTATTGCTTGTAGTGCCGACCGTTTGTTCACGTCTGTAGTTGGTATAAAGAAAGAGAGTTCCTTATTCCCAAACAACTTAGCTACCGATCTTCTTGAATTAACTTGGTTGTAATAATGAACAACCTTAAATCCAGAAGGGGTAGTATATTCTATATGTTTATTTAAATCATTGGCTATACCAACGACCTCTTTTAAATATTCTTTACCCCTGTTAGGTTCGGCTAAACATTTATCCATGCTTGCCTTTATAGCTCTAGCTAATTCAACTATAGCTCCCCCTTGTTTATCTTTAGATACCCAGTCAAGGTGACCTTCTACTTTTAAATACTTTTGTATTCCATAAAATGTTAAACCATATGGGTCACACATAGTAGGACGTTTAGCAACAGCCCTATCTATAGAGCCATTCCAATGTTCCAGAAAAATTTTGCACCATTTTTTTTCGGTTTTATGTAGTAAACAATAGTCTGTTACTGAGTCAGCAACAAACTGATATAAATCCTGAGGTTTCTTTGAAGGAATGACACAAGTTTTCTCAGCTATTAAAGGATCTCCCATAATAGCAGACCAATGCTGAGAACCATTACACCTACCATCTAACTGTACTGGTAAATAAGACATGCCATCCTCTCTACATATATTCTTTATAGCAGCTAACCTTTGAAAAGATTTATTCTTTTTCTTTCGTTGATCTATCCACTCATAGTTCTCATAAGGATTATCGTTAATACGTTTTATCATATCCCAATTATCATCGACCCATTTAACACGAGACTCGAGTGTGCCCTTGTCTTGGTCAAAGAGCCCAGCTAAGCTAACCTTTAACCACCAAAGACCTCTAGCTGTAAGCTTTACAGGATTAGCAAACTTAACTAAGCCTTTATCAAAGTCAGAAGACTGACAACTAAGCAGTTCACATATAGTATAAGCCCGTCCCCTAAAATCTAGAGTATATACTTGATAAAAATACCCCCACTTCTTAAGGTCATTAGCTAATTGTAATCTAATTAACATACGTCCACGAGATTGTTCTTGTCTATACCAGTCCGACCACGCTTCCTGTCTACGCTGACACCATATAGCTTTATCTACTTTAGTACCATCAGAGGGATACTCCACATTATACATAAACTCTTCAAAATTATAGGCAGGAAGATTAGCAACACACATATTATTTTCAAACATGCTTGTCATAACTTCTAATACATCCTCATTAACAGCCCATTCAGTTAACATTAAACCATTGAGTCCATCTAATACTAAGCTAGATGGAACAGAAAACTTCTGATCCTTAATATCATCACCCCAGTAGTTAGATTTATATCTCTGTACTACAGGCTTACGCATATCTCTGTGTATATACCCACCACTAGACGCTTCGGTATGTAATTCAGGAGGCGTAAGCATAGGCCTATAGACTAGAGTACTAGTCTGTAGTAACGCATGTTTGTTGTGTAGTTTAGATAGTATAGAAGAATGAAACTCTACAAAGCTATACTTCTTATATAACCTACCCCGTCTAACAGAGCGAACCTCCATGTTTATTATATTACTAGTCGCAGCTATACGTAACATGTTATGCCCAAAGTTATGCTTCTCTTTTATACCAAGTTTAATATGTTCGCCCATCTTTTTAGAAAAAGCTTTACATCTTTTCTCTGTCCAGTTTTTAATGAACTTGGATTGACTCATCCAATCGCTTTTGTTATTACTCTTAGCATTCTGATAAGATATTATATCTGAACTATCTTGTGCTATTAAATTAGCAACTGTCTGAGCTAGTGGTGCGTTATGAGTATCATCTTCTAGTGTATGTCCCCAGAAATTAGAAGAGAACCAACATCTCATGACAGCTCGTATAGTTATATCGGCCATCTTAGATGCACCCAATTCTAGTAGAGGTCTTACCCAAGACGGTGTCTTAGTTGAAGACACGGCATTATCTATCCACTCTTGATAAGTATCTCTTAATTCTTTAACAGAAGAATCAAGAAGCTCTTGTTCTGGAACACCCTCATCAGGTGCTCTATTATATTCATCCCAATATTTAGAACGACTATACATAAGTACTTGTTCTTCATACTTTACTTGAGCACCCCGCCTTTTACTCTTAGTTACATCTGTTTCATTAGCCCACTTCAAGAGTTGAGTTCCTCCATACCTTTATCGAATTCTTCTTTAGTTATTCTTCCGGTAGCTAAATCATATTTCAATCCCCACTCTTCTGTCGAACAACCATGTGGTCTAGGTGCGTCTCCCTTACCAGCACCGCTATCATTCCACGCTGTTGGACTCCACCCTTCTTTGGCTTGATTATAGCCATCCCCCTCCTTGTCTCTTTGTCTCCTCATTAGATTCTTAGGATTATGCGGATCGTTCTTTGGCTTACGGGCTTCGCCATCTTCTTTAATAAATCTACCATCTTCTCTATAGTCTAGTCCCATTACATCTCCACAGGTTTTTATGTACATTAAAATTAAAATTATAATCACTAGCCATATTCTTAAAGGCATTCGATCATGTTCAGGATCAGTCATAGGTATATTATACCATACTTTTTTGATTTGTCAAGTAAAAACTTCCCATTTTCTATAAATATATTTCGGGGTGGGTTAGCTGCTTCTCTATATTTAACTGTGCACTCCAGCTGCCCACCCCTACTTATATTATTGTTACCTCTTCGATTGCGGTCGATTCACAGTGTCGAAGTTAACCAGTACAGAACCCCGTTAAGATAAATATCTACATTTGCAATAGGCTCTACACCTGGAATCCTGTAGATAAGTGCTGACCGACTTGGGCTAAAGGGAAAGGTAACATTAGATTGTCGCGGAGAGCCTCCCATTGGTAGGGGTTCAACCTCGCTAGGCTCTTGATCCGCTATTAAAGCGTGGATTGGTGGGGGAGCAGTCATTTGCAGTGCCTTGCGGTTTCATCCTGCTTCGGTACCTTAGGCGATTGACTACTCCCCCGTAGATTGTAGATGGGTTACGCCCATCACTCGGGACTTTTGCCAGCCGTCCAAGGCTACGGTTCTACTTTTTTTATACACCACCGTCCGCGAGCAGTGTTGCTAGTTTACACTAGCGTCAGTGCCTTTCGCATCACACGAGTAGAGTCTCGGCTCGCATCACCAATAAGTTTATTAGCAATGGTAGCCTCGGTAGTTCTACGCTTCTTGTGTTGCAGCCAGTTGGTTACTGCGTTAGCAGCAAGCCATGCACTGTCTCCTCCAAACTCCTTCACCTCTTTATCAAAGGTCTCAGTAAAGCCTTGCATAGTAGCCATGGCTTTCTTTCTAGAGTTATGTTCTTCTTGTGTGTAAGATGACTGTGCTGTTGGCACTTCACCTTCGAACATCTGATAGCATTCCATCCAGAAGGATTGAATCTCTTCAGCAGTCCATCTCTTGCGACCTAGTTGCTGAACAATACCACGGAATGCAGTCTTGTGTTCTTTCCATTCTTCTAGCGCATCCTTAAGGCTAAGGATCTTAGCACTGATGTCACCTGTGTGCTTCAGTTTAATCATACGCTGTGAACCTTCACTGATAGCCCAACTCAATGTGTTGTTACATACAACCCTGATTGAGGTAGGTAGTGCAGACAAACTAAGCGTACCGTTGTGACTGTTCATTAGGCAGAGATACTCATGCATCTCATCGTTACCATTGACAGCCCACTCATCATCCTTCATAAGGATATATGATTGTGCTCCATTGAACAAAGTACCTGCTGTTTCTACTTGAGCATTAG